TAATTACAAAGACTTGGTTAAAGCTCAAGTCGGGGTAAATTTTGTCGAGCAACACTTAAAGCCGCAAAGGACGTGGCAACAGCAGGCAAATTCGAAAGGATTCTCCGAACAAAGGACATAACGTCAACATCACCACTTCTGTACTTAGCGAGAATATCCTCAGAGATATCATTAGCAAAAGCTAAGGCACTATCAGTCCAAGGAGACACATAGCTAGGTGACTTAGAAGGGGCGGGTGTCCCTATCGCCTCGAAGATGTGGTAAGCCTCAAAATCAAAGGAATTACCAGCAGTTGAGATAACCAAGAAACCATAACAAACATCACCACTGTAAGCAGTGGTGACATAGCGGGTTTCTCCATCGTCGATGGGGATATGGTAGACGGTCTTCCACTTTCTGTCAACAGGCGAGCGGAAGGACGAGTTGTAAGCAAGTACATTAGACTCTCCCAACGTCAATATGCTGTTGTGGTCAGGTTCGGTCAGACCTATTATTGTACCACCTCTATCTAACTCAGTACCGGTGTAACGAATCCTGAGCCCAAACCCGACACTTCTAACTTGAAGTGACAGAGCATTTGTGCCGATGGTTGCGGCAGCAAAAGGGGAGTTGGAATACGCTAACTGGCAACCAGTACCAGTGTTAGTGAAGGTTGTCCCGGCATAAGCACCGGTTGAATGGTACACAAGGGGGTAGACATCATTCGAAAACACACGGCGTCCACACACAAAGCCAACACCAGCAGTGCCAATATTCATAGTGCCGCGAGTAAAGACTTTGCACTTGAAAGAGGGCATACCAGGTGTCAGAGGAAGACAAACGGGTTTTGAATCGAACGGGTCGACCACACAACGGACATACTCCTGGAGACAAACTTGGTCAGGAGTCTGCCTACTGGGGCATTTAGCCTTACGCTCACGGGGCGGGTTAAGGTCGGAGCCCTTATAGGACTTCCAACGTGCTTCCTTCTGCGCAGCAGAGAGACCAGCAAACTTAACGCGGTGCTTGGTAAGGAATTGTTGTTTTGACAACATTCTTAATAGAATTTTCACCCCGGCTGGCTAGACCGGGAGTAATTAGGCACAACCGTGCCACTCTACATGATATGATCATAAACTACGGCACCCGGAAGGGCTGCCATAGTTCGGGGAATCGGATCAAATGTCAGATCATCAAGCTTAGTTGCTTGCTTAATCTGCTCCTCAATCTGTTCAAGTCGTTCGAGACTGATCCCAAGATCTTTGCAGATCACAAGCACATCAGATTCAATCAAGTCGTTATTAAATGGACCCTTAGTAGCCCAATAGCTCTGATTCCAAGTATCATGCTTGGTTTCAACAGTAGGGTAAAGCTCCATAATTTTACGGCTTAATGAGCCGAGAACTGGTGTGTTGGGGTCAGTCACAAGATATCCCTGGGCCTTTCGAACAACGGCCTCTATGGGAGTGACTTTCTCTGGAGGGGCAACAGACACAAAGAATTTAGAAGTGTGTCTGGAAACATGACCGAAATTCCTCGTGGAGAGGTTCGGTTGTGGGTAGCATCGTGCGAGAAACATAACGGGTTCGCTGGCAGGGGTTTCGGAAATTGTCAACTTCAAACCGAACCTTTCTGCAACAGCCTTATAGCAGGCAACATCCAAGTCCCCGGTGATGCCATCATCACCGCCATAAATTCCCAACTTAGCCCAGGCTGTTCGGGCGTTATGTCCAGCTATGGGACTGACGCCTGAAACGCGAAGGGTAATGAATGCAACAAGTGCATTAATATAGGAATTCATTTGGGAGGTCTCTGGGACACCTGAGGGTCGGGAATAACCAGTTCGATATTTATGTCCGAACTTGGTCTTGCCATTAACCTTGACTGCGCGCTTATAAATCTCCAGTGCCTCTTTACCAAAGGCTTCTTCATAGAACTCACCCTCGTAACGAGAAGCAAGAGCACCATGGCGCCCATCAAACTTAGAAAAGTCAGACGCCACAATCACCTTGGCATGACTGCAAACTTGTTGAACACGCTTGCCAATAGCCTTAGGTTTCTTAGAGAAAGCATACCATGGCAACCTCGAGAAGCAAGACTTCAAGCCTTGAGTAAAACGGCTGAAGTTGACCTTCTGTTGGATTGAAACAGTAGAGATATTTCGCGGAGCTTTAGGATCACCATAAGTTTCACGTTTCTGAAAGGATTTGATTCTCTCTTTAGAATCAACAGGGAGCGTGCAAACGGATTTAAAATCTCTCCGTTGCCCGGGTTTATCCATAGAATCATTGACCTCATCAATGGAGACAGGAATGAACTTCCGGCCACCAAGAATCAAGTTATTGAACTCCTTAACATAACCATCATAAACATGGCTGTCACCAGGGTCAAGCGCTTGCAGGTCAGTGAGTCTCTCTTTTATACACTTCTCATCATTTCCTAATGATTGACAGGGGGTGAACACACCATTTTCAACCAACGGAGGGAGGAGACAAGTTCCAGTTGGTATGGGCACCTCAGTCTTTAAACTACCCTCGAAGTAATAATTAACATCAGGGAGCATAAAGGTTGAAAAAGGTAAACCTAGCAAGTGGAACACTTTGTGTAATAAAGGAGCCGCGACACTAGCATCGAAGCCTAATTCTTTTTCGTAAGGCTTCATAGAAAATTCTAGATTTGAGATTGGTTTAGTCTTCGACTCGGTCTGTCGCACTATAATTGCTTCCATAGTGTCATAGGGGAGTGTAACACTCCACAATGACTTAGCAGGAGACACAGTGCGGTAACAAATACCCTTAAGCATATAATGATAATCATTGATCTTTTGATCACCAAACTTACAGCGCTGTAGGGGTTTAGGTGTTACTATGTTGCTATCACGGTCCATGAACCTTTTAAAACTATCAGGCATTTTGGCACAGGGAATGGCAAACACAACATAACGATTTTCGGAGACGCGTCTAATCTCACTCTTATAAACATACCAGTATTGGGTGAACATGGGTATACGCGTATAATAACACAACGTAGCTAAGAACGTAAACACTGGGCCGAGACAAGTCTCGTTCCAGGGGTTGTGCAAAACAACGAAGTTATCAACAAACCAGTTCCAACAGGAATGTTTATAGGAGCCGCCACCAGTGACCTTGTAGTCGATGATATTGTTCTCAATAGAATAAGCATAATCCCCACTTGCAAATCCAGATTTCTCAGGAAAGAAGGTATACGCAATTATAGGAACAATATCTGTCATAACGTTAAAGTCATAGTGGTAATCAGAATCGACGAATTTCAAGCAGTGCTTTGGTAGGATTGGGTCAGACCTCTCTTCCAGGTCTAAATCCTTCGCATGATGATATTCCCTACTTCCACTCAACCCGGTACGCTGGTCCAAACCAGACATATCAACACAATAGGGCTCTAAATGATTCTGTGTTATGAAGTTGTTCATGGCAGTGTTCGCAGAGCTACGTAAAGCTGCAGCTTGCGGATGTGAGCATGCCATGTCACAAGGTTCAAGAGTAAAATGTTTTCGGAAATTACTCCTCATTACCGAGTAAAAACCACGGGAATGGGAGGAATAACTTACCTCGAAATAAATCGAGAGTAGTAAGGTAACGATGCAGGAGGCCAAACTGAGAATAAGCAGGTAATCATACAAGCAATTGTCAAGTGGCAAACCAGCAACGGGAGCATCTAGAGCAGGC